ATCGTGCCTGCAGCCTGAACGTCGACGGTGCCCGCGGAGGATAGGGTGTCGCCCGCCTCAGTGATCGCTCCTGCGGCCTGAACGTCGACGGTACCTGCGGAGGATAGGGTGTCGCCGGCTTCGGTGATCGCCCCTGCGGCCTGAACGTCGACGGTGCCCGCGGAGGATAGAGTGTCGCCCTCTTCGGTGATCGACGCATCGGCGTTAACTTCAGCCGCTGCTGCAACATAAAGCCAGATCGGGGCCGGCTCAAACACCGACCAAGGTGCTGCGTACAGGCGCTGGATCTCCGGCGCCGAGAGCGCGCGACCTTTCCAGAAGCGGACGTCCTCGATCGCGCCGGAAAAGAAGTTCGCCGTCCCAATGTTACCACCGATGCGGATCGGAGCGGCCTGATCGTAGGCAAGGTTGTCGGTGCCGCGCGCGTTCAACGCGCCGTCGAGCCAAACTTCAAGCGCGTTGCTGGCATTGCTCCGCTTGCAGACGACTCCATGATGCCAGCGGCCGTCGCATACCCCGACCGTCGTCGCGACCTGTGCGCTTGCCGTATGCCACAGCGCGAGCTTGTCCGTGTTCTGGATCCGGATCAAGCCCCGAGTGCTCGATCCTGCGCTGTTGTACATCGCCCAGATCGCGCGGTCGCCAGTGACGGCGGTGCGGAACCAGAACGACACCGTGTACGGATCCGCCGCGCCCGACGGCATGAACAAATCGGTGAGTTCGAGCCGGTCATTCGACCCGTCGAACAGGCGGGCGTGCCCCCCAGCCCGTCCGCCGGTCCACAGCGATCGAGGATCGGCCGATGCCTCGGATTCGACGGCCGTCCACCCGCCACCGGAGATGTCGTAGCATCCGCGGCCGCTACCCTCCCACAACGGCCAGAAGCCGGTCAGGCCGGCGTTGAGAGGGTCGGCGTCCTTGAGCGGCGTCCCAACTGGCGGCTTACTTAGCCACTCCACGGGTCACCCGATCGAGTCGATGGTGATGAGTCCGACCTGCACGGCGAAAGCCTGCGTGAAGTTCGCTCCGTCGATCACGGCGCGCACGCGCACCGCACCGGCCGGGATCGCCACTGGCGGGAAAATCTCGGCGGCATCGTAGATCGTCGAGCCTGTCTGCGCGTTCACGAGGTTGTCTTCGATGGTGATCGAGGCATTTGTGGAAATCGATTTGACGCGCCCCCACTCGGAGTTTCCGATCGTGCTGTTGTCGATGAACACGATGTCGGCAGCAGTGAGGTTGGTTGTGCTCGCGACCGCGATGACGTTCGTCCCCGCGTTCACCGTGCCGGAGACTGCCTCGGCCTCGCACGCCGCGAACGCTGTCGTGAACTGCGCGAACGGGAACCACGAATTGTCCCCGCTCGTCGCCATGCTCGACTCGAGCCGGATGTTCACGCCGGCTGTCCCGCTCGTCGCAGAGCGCCGCCCAAACCGCGCGTGAATCAGGCCGCCGAGCTTTCCGCTGACGTCGACAGCGCTACCGACGACGACAGTGTTCGCCGCGACGGACTGCAGCGAGATTAGGTCCGACTGAACGGTCTTCGTGAACGTTGCCATAGGGCTTTATTCCTGCAGTAAAGCGTAAAGGTCCGCGCCGGTAAATGCGCCGTCTACTGTCTCCTCGTAGCTCAGAACAGCAGGCGATATGTCGGACCCCGTCCCGGTCGCGAAAAGCTTCTCTGCGCGAGTCGCGGGTCGCTTGCAATGCACGTAAATGGCGGCACGAACGGCGAGGTCTGCCTGAGTCCCGACCCAAACGGCGTCGATGCCGGCGCGCACGTTCCCTCGGCTCGGGTTGAAGGCGTGGGCTTCGTTGTCGAACATCCACTCCCAGACCCTCGCCTTCCCGACGCTCAGGTTGTCGACCCGCGTCCAGTCGAAGCCGTTCTGCATGATCTCGTCCTGCGAGACGCTCGTTCGCCAGACGATGAAGGGCGGAGACGCGAGGGATGAGTACCAGTCTGCGATACCATCGAAGTCATTGGCCGCGTACAAAAGAGCGAGCGGTTGCCCCGGCTGAGCGTTGGCGATGATATCGGTCTTGAGCGACGCGCGTTGTTGGGGGGTGAGGGTCATAGCTCCTCCTTATGCGTTGCCTGCGGTGAGAGTGAACGACGTGACGGTGATCGTCTGCCCCGACGTCACGGCGACGGCATCGAGCGTGATGTCGCCCCCGCCGCCGGTGATCGTCGCCGTGCCCTGCGCATGGCAGGTCGTGCCGTCCGAAGCATAGAGCCGCCAGTGAGCGATCGTGCCGGAGTTGTCCGCCGAGGTGTCGCTCCAGGTGCCGGCCTTGGCCTTCGTGCCGCCGGACGCAGCAGCCATCCAGTCGGACGGAAGGTTGAGCGTCGCGATGACGGTCCCGGAGTCGGCCGTTGCGCAGTCGGCGGGCGCGGAGCCCGTGCGAAACTTGAGGACGGCGCTCGTGCCGACCGTGGTTTCGACGGCGTCGAGTTTGGCGTTGCGGACTGCTACGCTGTACTGAAGAGCCATTGTGCTTCTCCTAGATTGCAGTTACGAACAAGTACCCCTCGCCTTCGAGCGTGTCCCCACCTACCGTTAGTACGACGAGCGTGATCTTGTACCGGACCTCGGCCTTGCCCCCGCTGATCCGGAACTGCGCCCGCGTGCCGCTCACCGTCGCGCTGCCTACCGTGAGCGCCGGGGACGTCGGGTCCGGCGATACCGTCAACGAAGACACGGAGGCGAGCGTGTCATCCTGGACGAGCAAGCCGGCAAACTCCATGTCGTAGAGCCTGTTGTCGGCCGGTTGCTTCGTGAGTGTCTGAACGTCATGGGTTGTCACGCGGGCCTCCTGCCGTCACATTCTACTACTCAGCCGCTTCGAGCGTAATACCGAGGGCCTCGGACCCTCCGCGCAAGGTGCGGGGGAGGTTGCGCAGCGTGCGTTCGTTCAGCGGAAGCCCCGACTCGAGAATGCGTCGGCGAATCGCGGTCGGAGACAGTGCGATTAGCGCGATCGGCTGGCGCTCGTTCCACTTCGTGATCGCCTCAACAAGCTCAGAGACCCGGTCGTAGTCTTCATCCTTCACGGCCTTCACGATCGCCCGGGAGAAATCCTCTTTCACCATCGTGTAGAACGAACCCACGCGCTTGTCGATCATGTCGAGTTCCCATGCGCGGGTGACCGCCGCGGGCGCGAAGCCGAGCCCCTGCATGATCGCGCCGGGCCCGCCGACGTCGACGAGCTTCCGCCCACCGGCGTCCGTGGCGTAGCCCTTGTCCCACTGCCCCCAGCCCTTGACGACGTTCTTCATGGCGAGCGGGGCCGCTTCCTTGAGTGCCTCCGCGAAGTTCCCCTTGAGCAGCTCGCCCGCGCCCGCGCCGAACCCGCCTACCAACGACGCCGCGGGGCCGATCAGCTCCTCCGCCGTGCGCTTGAAATCGGCGTCCGCAGTGCCGAGACGTGTGCCGGGGATGAGGTTCCCCATGCCCACGCGGGAAGCGAAGCTGAGCCCGGTGAGCTCGTTCACCATCCCCCGCAGAAGCACACCCGACAGATCCACCCCCGTCATCGCTTCCGAGGCGGACTTCAAGACGTTGCGCAGCGCACGCTGACTGTTGAACGGCGACCCGAACACACGCTGCGAAACCGTGTCGATGATGTCCATGATGTCTTCGGCGAACGGCAGGCCCTCGAGTCCGGCGAACACGGCGAGACTCAACATCATCATCACTGCGGCCTGCGGGCGCTCCTTCGCGAGAGCGACGAGCGTCTCCGTCATGAAGATCGGGTAGGACTTGAACGTGAACATCACAGCCCAGATCGGGTTGCGTGCGATCGCGGGGCGGTTGGCTTCGTCGTAGCGGAACTGTGTGTTGTAGACCGCGTCCTGCGCGAACTTGTAGAGCTCCGCTCCGCCGAGGTTGTTCTCGATGCCGATCTTGTACGCAGCGATGAACGTCGCGGCGCGGTTCCACTGCTCAGTCTTGCGGAAGGGGAGCATCCAGACTTCGAGGGCGCGGCGCACGTTGCGGCTCTTCGCCATCAGCCCGCCACGCGTGAGCCCCATGATCTGATAGATTTCTGTGTCGAGAGTCGTGCCGTCCTGCGCAGCCTGGATCATAGCTGCCCGCAGCCCAGGCACGCTATCGATCGCCTCGATGCGGTTCTCCAGCTTCTCCAGCTTCGCGAGGTCCGTCAACACCGACGAGTTGCGCATCACGATAGGCAGCGCCCCGGACACTTTCGAGAACGCGTTCAAGTAGCTGGTGTGGCCGGACAGGTACGGCACACTGACCATCGGGAGCGAAGAGACTTGCACTACGCCCGCCGCGAACGACCCCCCAAGGAAATGCAGCGAGGCCCCCACCCGAAGCTTCTGCGACACCTCGTTGGTGGGTGGCGGCGTCATGACGTAATCCGCAGTCTGATCCGCGAGATTGCGGTAGAACCCAGACCGGGGGCCGTCTTCCGCCCAGAGGTTGCGCTTCGTGTCCGCCGCGAGCACGGGCGCGCCAGCGTCCCAGGTGATGTTGACCGGGGTGCCCTTCTGCGCTTCGCCGAGAAACTCCGAGAACTCGGAGTACGCCACCTTGTTCGCGGTCGTCACGCCGAACTCCGAGAGCACTCGCATCGCATCTTCGGAATACCCAGGTACGTTCTTGCGCCGGAAGATCCTGTTGCGGCGCACAGAGTCCGCGGAGATCATCGCCTTCGCCAGACGCTCCTTCTCGTTCTGCGACACCTCGATACCGAACCGCCGCGCCATGTCGAGGAACTGCTGATACGATAGGGACGCGTCGTGCTCCGGCGAGTAACGGAAGCCCTGTGTGATCGCCAGATCGGGGGCGACGGACTGCAGCGCGTTGCGGTACTGCTGCTCCATCAGCTTCGCTTCGGCCTCCGACTCGTACTGCTCGTGGAACACCGTGATGTTTTTCGTAGCCCCGCTCGGGTCCGTGACTGGAAGCGTGATCGTCACGGCGTGGTCGCCGTAGCGGCGCTCCGGAACGTAGCCCTCGCGGATCAGACGCTCGACCTGCGCAGTGCGATTCTCGAGCCACTCCGCGTAGGCAGGAGACTCGGCGCCGAGCGCGCGGGCCATCGTGCGCTTGTCGGCCTCGAACTCCAACTGCAGTCGATCGGCGAGCATCGCGTTGGCTTGATCGAACAACGCGCGCTGCTCGGCCGACAAGCGAGCGTAGATATTCTGGTACTCTGTGGAGCCGACCTGGAAGCCGCCGACAGTGCGGTCGAGCAGAGCCTTGCCGGCAGCCTGCATGTCGGCTGTGCTGGCGGTCAGCCAACGAGAAAGCTTCGATTCGACGCCGTCGGCGATGAGCCGGTTCTTGCGCTGAGTGTATGCTGTCAGCACGCCGAAGAAGTTTGCGTACCCCTTGCTGTTGCGCGCGGCGTTCATCCCCGACGAGAAATTCTTCAGGTAGAACCGCTTCATGCTCCCACCTACCGAGTCGGCTGTTACCCCGACAAGGTCCTTGAACAGCGGGTTCGGGAGCTTCGCTTTGTCAATCGCGTCCGCCACCGACGCCATGAGCTGCGTCGTCTCGACCTCTCCGTTCTGTGCGCGACGGACGACCTGATCGAGCGACGCCTTCGAAAAGAACTGCAACGGGCGCGCACGGCCTTCAGTGTCCTGAGTCGCATCCTTGTCGGAGTAGAGCTCCACACCCTCGGGCAGAGCAATCACGCCGTTGCGAAGATCGCGGAACGCCGTCGCGTAGTTGTAGTTCGCCTTCTGGAACTGGTCGTAGCTCGGGCGGAACTGAAGCGCGAGGTTCATCCAGGTGTTCACGAACTCGCGCTGCTTCTCAGCGGCGATCACATACTTTAGCTTCTTTCCGTCCTTGCCCTGAGCGACATAGCCCGCAAGATCCTCGACGATCTCTACGTCAGTAGCCTTCTCCGGAACGTACCAGCCCTTCGACCGGGCGTACTTCTGCACCTCCGATCGGGCAGCGTTGCCGCGCGCCTTGATGGCGACCCAGATCGCTGCCTGTGTCTCTTCGACCCCCCAGCCGAGTTGCTTAGCGAGCAGTTTCACCTCGCGATCAGCGAACAGATACTCGCTCTTACTCACGGACCCCGCGGCGTCGTTGGCGTATCCGAACGCATGCGCCATCCACATATCGATCGTGGCGCCCTGCTCCTCCGCAGAGTAATGCACGGGGTCGATACCGAGCATCAAGTTGCGGAAGAAGTTCTGCCGCTTGATGCCGGTCGGGATGGGGTTGCCGAGCTCGTCAATCTCGCCGTCACGGCGCAGGATCGCGGCAGCGCTCTTGATGTGGTCCTTGGGTGCGCCGACCTTGATGTCCTGCCCCTGCCAACGAGCCCACATCGCGAGAGCTTTCTTCAGATCCAGACCGACGGGGGTGCGGGGCGAGAAGTTCGAGATGAGCGCCGCCATCGTCGCGGCCTTGCGCTGGTCATACCCTGCCCACTGCAGGATCGCGAGCGCGGACTCCGCGTGCCAGTTGCGCCCTTGGATGCCGTCGAGGGCGAGCGACTCGAGCCGCTCCCGTAGCTTCACGACGTCGGCCGGGCGCTGCACCCAATACGGACGGCCGGGCATGCGCGACGCAGCAGTGACGGCGGCTTTGGAGTAACGCTGGTCTGTCGGTAGATCAACCGCGTCGTAAAGCTTTGCCACGTTCTGCGCCGTGAGCGGGCCGTCGCGCCGCGCGTAGGCTCCGAGATCGATCGCGCGGTAGACGTCCTCGATCGAGCGGAACCCGAGGCCGTCGATGTAATTGCGCACGCGCTCGAGGAGCTGACGGATTTTGCGGAACACGGTGTCGAGCGGACCGGTCGCCTTGAGCTCGCCCCGCTTCCAGTATTCGAATCCGTAGGCGTGCGCTTCCTGCGGTACTGCTTCGATCTCCTCGGCCGTCCGGGTTCCGTTCGCTGCGTCGTAAGCGCGGGCCCTCTCGACGAGTTGCTTGAAGAGCGGAGACCCCTTCGCGAGACCGCGTCGAATGACTGCACGTTCCCCGTGCCCGAGCACTTTGGTCTCGAGGTAATGGAGCGCTTCGTGCGCGGCGAGCGACGGCACGTCCTTCGCGTTGAACGCGAGCTCGATGATGTCTTTCAGCGGGCCCGTGCGGTAGCGCCCAGCGAACCCCTCTTCGTCCCGCTGCACGAACATCCGTACTTCCAGATCCTTCGGCGAGCCAAGGATGCGCGAGAGCTCTGCGATCGCACGTTGACCGCGTTGCGCGTACTCGGCGTCGAGCTGGGCCGCGATGTCTGCCGGGTCAGTCGAGCCACGCGACAGAGCATCTGCGCGCGTCACTGCGACAGGCTTGAAGATACGAAGCTGCCCGTTCGGGAACTGGATTGCGTCGAACCCGTCCGCGACGACGTCCTTCTGAAACTGCGCCATCGCTGCACCGAAGTCCGGACCGTACTGCGCCCGCACCTTCTCTTGAGCTGCCGCCCAGCGAGGATCCTGCCGGAAGTTGGTCGCGTCGTAGACCTTGTCGGCCTCCAGAACACCGCTGTACTTCGGGTTCGCCTGAACCAGCGGCTCGTTGAAGTCCGTACCCTCCACAACGGCGCTCGTGTAGTTTACGCCGTAGAGCTTCGCATCGACCTGATCGCGGCCCGTGACGCCGGTACCGATCTTCGTCGGGTCCGTCATACCGCCCGGCACGCGCCCCCAATGAGTGAAACGAATCACGGGTGTGTCGACTGCAGCGGTCGACAGAAACTCCCGAGGCGTTTCGTTGATTCGCTCGAGCACCTGTTTCGCGAACGTTCCTGCGTCGGTCTTATTGACCTTCCCTTTCAGTGCGCTAAGCAGCCCGGTCTGAATCGCCTTTTTCGCTGTCTCTGTGTCGCCCGTGCGCAGCGCTGCTTCGAACGCGCCTTTCGCGGCCGATTTGACAGACTGACTCGAGCGTTCTTTCAACGCCCCCGATGCCACAAGCTCGTCCACACTGGAGTCGACGATGCGGCTCACGTTGTTCAGAAACGCCTCAGCCTTGTCGCGGGTCGATCCTCCGCGCAGCCGTGTGCGAGGAGCACGTTCTCGCTCCACTACTTCCAGGTTCGGCGTCGGGCGGGCGGCGAACTCTTGCGCCTGAGCCTCCATACGAAACCTCTCGTCGCGCTCGAAGAACCGAAGCGACGCCACTTCGTCTTGCGACAGCACTACGCCGCGGGCGCGTTTCGCCTGAAGCTCTTCGTACTGCGTCCGGTCGGATGCTAGCTGCTCGGTCTCTCGTAGCTGGGCAAGCTGCTGGCTCAGCGCTTCGGAGGCATCTTGCGTGCTCCGAACCCCTTCCGGGCCTGTGATAACGCGATCGCCACGGCTTGCTTCTGGGACTTGCCGGCCTGCATCTCCTTCTTGACGTTGGCTGACACCACCTCCTTTGAGTAACCTTTCTTCAGCGGCACGGCGGGTCTCCTCTTCGATGCGCGCCGCTTCTTCCTGGGCGCGACGTTGCGAGTCGTACACGACGCGACTGCGCGCGGACGACGGGGTCGGAATTTCGAGCGGTCTGTTCTCCACCGGCGGAGCGTCGAACGCAGGGTCAGTGATGATGTTCGTGCCGTCCGACAGCACGACGTTTTCGCGGGCCGTCCGGTCGAATGGCTCAGCTTCCAGCGCTGCCCGCTGAAGCGTCTGGATCTCGAATGGCGAAATGTCCATGAGCGGAGACGGAGGCGGAGCAGGCGGCGAGATGTCGAGCACCGTGCCCGTAGCGACCGACCCGGTCTTCGGCGTGATCCTGGAAGCTTCCGCTGCCTCCGCAGCACGCAGAGCCTTCTCCATCCCGCGCACCTTCTCCATGGCCGCGCTGCGGAGCTTGGCGATAGACTGCTTGTTCGCGCTGTCTGCGTTGCGAAATTCGATCGACAGCCGAGTCCACTCGTCGCGAGCGGCCGACAGACGCGGCTCGAGGAATTTCCTTACGAGTTTCCCCGGGTTCTCGTTGAGCTGCGCGTTGGCTTCGGCCAGCTTCGCTCGCGCTTCGAGATCGACGTAGGGGCCGATGCGGGGGTCGGAAAACAGTCGGGGCAGGCCGAACCGCGCGGTCGTGTCCTCGGGTGCCGGCGCAGGAACGCCCTGCAGAGGCGGCAAGTCGCGCTGTTCCGGCGCCGCGTCCGCGACTGGGGGCAGGCCCCCGCCAGGGATGTCCAGCGCAGGCAGGTCGGAAGCGCCCGGTCCCGCGGCAGGAGCAACGACGGGAGGCGCCTCGGGAGTCGCTGCAGCTCCTCCGAGCGGGTCCGTCTGGCTTGGCGGCTGCGCGGGCGGAGTCGTCGCACGCCCACGGAACGCGCCCGCAGCCCCTCCGAAGCCGGCGCCGCCAATGCCGCCGACAATCATCGCGTTGGCGAGACGGTCTGGAGTCACCTCGCTTCCCGCAGCAGTCGCCTCGGTGACTTCCTGCCCGCCTTCTGTTGCGCTCTCGGCCAGCGTCCCTTCGAACGCGCCCTTCGCCGCGCCCTTCACTCCACCGGGGGACGGCTTTGCGGCTTTCCCGAGGAACTTGCGCAAAGCAAGCCCCGGGAGGACCGTGTCGAGCGCAGCAGACACTGCGCCGCCGCCGAGAGAGCGCGCGATCGGATCGCTGACGTTGTTCTCGACTGCTTCGGAGAAAATGCTCCCCGCGGACATCCCGAAGCTCGGCACGACCGAACCGACCACCCCGCCGATCGCGCCGGCGCGTGAACCGCCGGTGAGCAACTTCCCGACCAGGGCCCCCGCAACACCGCCGAGTGCACGGACGCCGAGGAACGGAACGAGCGAGGCGAGAGCATACGGCACGACCCCCGCAGCCTCGCGGAGCGTTGACACCTTCGTCACGTCCATCGCATAGGGCGCCGCTTCTTCGCTGGCTGCCTTCGCGACGTCGAGTCCGTATTGCTCGAGCCCTTTCGCGCCGAACCCGCGGCCGATGAGCGCAGCCGTGCCGCCGTAGCCTTGCTTGACGCCAGATACGCCGACCTTCAGCCCGCGCTCGACGAACCCCGGCGACTGTGGGACACCATCGAATAAGCCGCTCGAAGACAGCCCCTCGACGGGGTCCAGGTTATCGAACAGTCCCATAGGTTAGAGCCCTTGCGTCGAGTAGCCGTTCTCTGTCATCCGCCTGATGACTTCGGACCGACTGCCTGGGTCCTTCGCGATCTTCGCCTTCGCTTCACGCAGAACGAGCGCCGGGTCCAGGCCGGGGCGCAGTCCGCCCGAAGGGGTCGGGACGCGGGTCGCTGTCAGCTTGCCTTTAGCGTCAACGGAGTAGTAGGTGTCCCCGACAATCGCGCCTCTGCCAGTAAGGGTCTCGATCACGATCGGCTTGGCCGCGGCGTCCGCGCGCTTCTCCGCGATCCTCCCGGCGCTCTCGGCGCGGGCCTTCGCTTCGGCGACCGTAGTCTCCCGAACGGCACGGTTCGCCGTGCGTTGCGCGCCGAGCTGCGAAGCCACGTCGATGAGCGCCCCGAACGGCGCGAAGTACGGGTCGACCCCGCCCGCGGCAGAAGGAGCAGCCCCTCGGGCTCCGCGGGCGCGCGGGAACGCTTCCTCGTTGATGACTCGCTCCTCAGCGGCGACCTGCCCGACCCTGGCGGTGTCGATGACGATGTTGCCGTTCTGGTCGACGGTCGCAGGACTGCGGATGACCCGCCCCGCGGCGTCACGCCGAAGACGAGGGTCCAAAGAACCATCCGAAAACATCGGAGGAGTCCCGCCGCGCGCTCGCCAGTTCGTGATAAAGTCGGCCGACGGCCCGGCAGGCTGCGGCCCGAGCGCAACTGCGCGCTCGTAGTTGCGCTCCCCCATCGCAAGCTCTTCGGCTGACACCGTCGCAGGCGTGACCGCCCCACTGGCAGGGATCTGTCCGCTCATGTTGATCGCCGATACCTGCTCCGGAGTCAGCGGACGACCGGGCTCGATGCCTGCACGCTGAGCTACTGTTGGGTCGATCGGCATGCCGCGCTTGAAAGGTTCGCCAGTCACTGCATCGCGAACCACGTCAGATCCGGCGCCGACATCGGTTGAAGTCGTTCCGAGGCCGAGCCCCCCAGCAATCCGCCCGCCAAGCGCTCGAAGCAATCGAGCCCCGAACGAGAGCTTCGGGGTCGCAGAAGCAACTGGCGCCGAAGACGTTGCGGCGGGAGCGGGCGTTCCGCCGGCGCGCATTTGAGCTCGCATCTGCTCGACCTGGGGGCCGATCCTCGCGCGCACCTCTGCGTCATAAGTCGACGGGGGAGGCGAAGCTCCGAACCCGCGCTTGATCTGATCGCCGAACATGTCCCCGGCTCGGTTCGGCCGAACAAACGGCTCGCCTCCGCTCGGCGCCACGCGGCGAGCGTACTCCTCGAGCGGGTTCTCTACGACGTCGAAAATACTCGCCATGCTATGCCTCCGTTGAAGCGCGCGAGACAATCGCCTGCAGCGCCTGCACGTATCCGGCCAGGACTGGACCGAAGTACCCACTCGCAATCCGATGCGCCCCGAGTTTCGCCTCGATGACCTGCTGGAGCGCACGGAACTTGAGCTCCGCGTTCTTGAGCTGGACGTCCGCCGTCTTGAAGTCTGCATCGCGGGCGTCGCGCTCGCGCTGCTGCTGCAGCCGATACGCCTCAGCCAGCGCACTGAGCTGGGACTGAAACTTCTGGACGTCGATGCCGTAGCGCTTGGTGATAGTGTCGATGACCTCGACCTGCGCGCGGAGAGAAAGCTCTCCGGCAGCGATGTCCGAACGGTAGATGTCAGCCTTGGCTCGGGCCTGATCGGTCTCCGCTCGGAGATTCCCGAGCTTAATCTCGGCGGCCGACTTCAGCCCCTCCACGCGCGCAGCATACGCCCGGACTTCTGCTTCGAACGCCTGCACCTTCGCGATCTCTCCGCGGACTTGGGCTTCGTACATCCCGAACTGGGCAGTGCGGGCTCCGACCTGGGCGGTGTAGGCGTCGATCAACGCACGGAACACGTCGATCCGTGTGCGTTCGATGCCGGCTCGCACCCCCGCGGCCTCCATCTGTGCGCGGTAGATGTTGATGACGGACTCGACGCCGTTGAGCTGCGCGCGGTAGAGCTCCACCGTCTGTCGCTGCACGTCGACCTCGAGCCTCTTCCCCTCCATCGTCGTGCGGAAGATTTCGACCTGCGACAGAGCCGCGCGGATCTTCGACTCGAAGACCTGGGCCTCTGTGCGGTAGGCGTCCAGACGGGCGTTGTATCGCTTGAGCTGCGCTTCGTAGATCGACACTGCGACCTCGATCGCGGTCTTCGCTGCGTTGAGCGCACGCTCCTGCACCGAGTTGTGGAACCCGATGAGCACAGCCTCGAGCGAACGCACCTCCTGGATCGTGAACTTCCGATTCTCGACGTAGAGGTCCGCACGCTTCAACGCGATCTCACGGGAGACCTCCGACATCCTGTTCTGTAGTTCCTGATGCGCGCGCTGCAGGGCGACAAGAGAACTTCCCGGAGGGATAGGGAATCCTCGGGAAGCGGTCTCAGCAAACACAGACTCCGTGGCCGCTCGAGCGTTCTCCAGCTCGCGCTCACGAGCGCGCTCCCAGAGCGCAGACTCGTCCGCTGTTTCGATGCCGTAACCCCCGTTCTCGAGGTTGTCCAGCAGCTTTGCCTTCTGCGCGTCCAGCAGTTCCGACGCATACGCCTCCTCGGCCCATTCAAACGTGTTGCTCGGAGTGAAGAAGTCTTCCGCGGGGAGGCCCGCGGTGAAGCTCGGAATGTCCACCGACGGAGGGAGAGGCACCGTCACCGGCGTGAACGTAGGGACCGTCGGCAAGGACACCACCGGCGCAGTCGGGATCTCAGGCTCCGCAACGGACGGAGCAACGGGCGCGCTCGGCAAGTCCGCCGACGGCGGAGTCGGAAGAGCAAGCTCAGGCACCAGCCGGGTGAACTCCGGGATCGACGGGGTATCTACCGCCGTGAACGAAACGTCGGGCGCCGGCGGAAGGGGGACTGCGATCGAGGCCGGGAACAGAGCCTGTGTCGGAACGAAGCGGAGGAGGAAATCCTCGACGCTGAGCGTCGCGTCGTTTCGGTAGTCGACCGTCGGAAGGTCACCGAGCTCGATCGTGTCCGCGCGCTCGAACGACTCCAGCCGGTTGATCCATTCCTGCGCGTCGGAAAAAACGTTCTTACGCCCAGCGGTGACGCTGTTCTCGATGGTTTCGATGGTCGCTGCCAAGTTACGGTCCTCCTACGGGCTCGTAGGGCGCATTATACCACGCGTCGACGGGCGACTGAATCGAACAAGCCGTCGAGAGGAAAAACTGGCGCCCCAAGAGAGGGATCGGAAAAAGCCACCCCGCGAAACGTACCGTACGAAGAGTATGGGGGTGAGGATAGATAGGTCGCGGCCGTGCGTCCTGGCGCAGAGACGATCGTACCGCCCTCGCGCACGTGGCTTCCGTTCACGCCTTCGCCAGCTCCGCTCGGGTAGGGCAGTGCGATAGGCGTTCGCGTCGAAGTGAACGCAGGGGACGTCCCGACCTCAGAAGGAAGCATCCACACTACACCCGCGCTGTTGCTTGCTACTACCGTCTCTCGAACGAGCCCAGAAACCGTTTCTGATAAGACTCCATCGACGTACCATCTGCTACGATTAGCGTTCCCGTTGACGGTAAGGACGTGATGAGGGGCGTCAAGTACCGAACCGGGCGGCGATAGATAAGGATATTCCATTCCCGTGTAGTAGCCGCTGCTCGTTGCCGCGTTCCACGAATCCGAGCACACGACCGAGCCGTCGTAGAACACGGCTGACTCGCCCTTCTCGGTGACTGCGCCTGGGAACGGCGACAGAAAAGTCGCCCAGTAGGCCGACCGCACGACGCCAGAGCGGTCAATAAAGCCGTGCGTGTCTGCGAAACAGCCGCCTCCGAACGGCGCTACGCCGTAAACTAAATCAAACCCTGGCCCGCGAGTCGTTACGGAAACACTTCCTGTCTCGGCGTCATGGCGTTCTTCACGTAACGTATAGTTCTCTTGTCGATCAAGCCCATTCATGACAAGAACCCAGGACGAGCAATCCGGTGCTACCGAGACATCAAATCCTTGGTCACTGATCTGGTACGCTCCCGACGACCCGCTAGATGGAGCAGTCGGAGACCACAGAGTCTCTCGCAGCGACAAAGCAGCGCCGTTATAGTAGAGCACTAAAGCCCGGACGTTGCGGTGGCGCTGCCCAACAAGAGCGCTCCCGTACCAAACGGTCAAGTCGACGGCCACTCCGACAGGAAGCAAACACTTGCCGCTGCTTACCGCAAACTGATAACTAAAGAGAGGAGTAAGCCCTGCTCCGTACCCGAGCGGCCGGAACTGCGGTATAACTGTCCAGCCGGGGGGAGGAGCGTACTCGATAGGAAACGTCGTTGTGTTCCCTCCCGCAAACTTCCATAGAGTAAATGTCACAGGCGCAGTCGAAGACGTGCCGTTAGCTACACTGGAACAGACTGTATACGCGGCGTCACCGGACTCGCTAATAGCTGCGGCAAGAGGATACTGCCCGGCCGGAAGCTCATGCGCGCGAATCTTCTTTCCGTCGCGATTCGTCAATACGACGTTAAACTTAGCTCCGTTCTGGAACACGATGATGTTGAATGGGGATACGGCGCTTCTAATCTTGATCTTCGGCGAGAACGCCGAAGCCGTCACGTCAACCGTCACGCCGTCCGCTGCAAACACACGACGATGAACGAACGGAAGCCCGTCTCGCTTGCGGTGCTCTTCGAGCAGCTTCAGTCGAGTCTTAGCTAGAGGAACGTACTTCAGTCCTTCAGCATCCGAGTCGATCACAGGCAGCAGCATTACTGTGACCTACGTCGAAGAGCGATCGGGTAGACGATGAAGCTGCTTAGCGCAAAATCAGCGCCGTCGCGGTTCGCGATCTCGTATTGCCAGTACCGAGACTTCGGCCCGCGGCCGACAGGTACCCGGCGTTGTTGGATGCCGGTGACGTTGTTGTGGGGGAGCAAGTATCGCCGACGCCCGTCCTCCGACGTGATCGTTCGGACCTCCATGTCCCCTTCCGCCGAGTAGTTGACGTAGAGTCGCGGCACGCGCTTCAGCCACGATACGTCGTAGTCGTGGACACCGGTGCGGACCAATCCTTCGATCGGCGTACCCGCGTCGCTCTTCGTCGTGTCCAGCTTGAAAACGCCGCCGGACGAAGCCCCGAGAGTATGCCCCGCGAATCGAGCATAGGAGTTGAACTGGAACCCCGTGTACTCCGAAAGCGCGCGAGTGTGGAGGTTCAGTACCCACGTCCGCCAGTTGTTTGCGAGCGCACTTGAACCGACGGCCTCGACGTAGAACGAAGGCAGTTCGAAGGCCGCTGTGCCGACGCTCGGGGAAGAACCCGCAGCGGAAGACGTGAACCGCGGTAGCGAGATCGCTCCGCTGGCGGTAGTGCCGACCTGCCCGTCAGCTTCTACGCGAAAAGCACGAATCGCAACCGCCGCGCTGCCAGTCTCTCCGGTCAAACCGTGCGCAGTCGTGCCAAGTCGGGGGAGCGTCGCTGCCGCTGCCCCAACGCCGACCGTTCCGCCGACTCCCGTCGTCTCGAACACGGGCAGGTTCAGGTCCGCACGAGCGACCCAACCTGTCTCGCCGGAAGCGGCCACAGAGAGCGACGGGAGGCTCGTCTCCGCCCCGGCCCCACCATCTGCCAACACCACAAACTGCGGTAACGTAACGGCCGCGGAAGCAAGGACCTCGTTGTCACCTGTCGCCGCCACCGTGAACTGAGGGAGCGACACTTCTGCGGTGGCCGCGGGTCCGCTGATGCCTGTCGCCTCGACTGAGAGCGCGGGCAGTGTGACCACAGCCGAGTTCCCTGGGACTCCGACACCAGCTACGGTGAACATCGGCAGTAGAGCAGCGCCGCTGGCGGTCTCGCCGGTCGACCCGGCCCCAGTAACCGCGAGCAGCGGAAGAGCGAAGTTGTTCTGGTCCTGGGCGAAAACCGTGAACTGCGGAAGCGAGAAATCGCCAGCCCCGAGCGACTCACCGGTATCGGCGTAGACAGTCAGTTGAGGCAGAGTGACGTCGGCGTCGCCTTCACTGCCTGGAGGGGCCGCGTTAAACGCCGCGACAAGAAGCTCCCAGGCGCCTGACCCAGAACTTGAAAAATCCACTGTCTTCGAGCCGGCGGAGCCAGCGTCTAGATCGTACTCGCCTTCTTTTGTCGCGCTGGGTAGAGCGATCGCTGTGTAGGCGCCCCCGGGGCTGATCGTTGTTGGGGCCACGACCAGCGCAACGATAAGAGCATTGTCGTTTGTTGGACTGATGGACACCGACTGCGACGTGCCGGACCCAGTGGCAGACGCCTGCTTATCGAAGAACGAGCCCGTGTCTGCTCCAGCTACCTCGAAAACAAACCCGTCGCACGCAGCGTTGCTGTGGCTAGAATTAAACGTAAATGTGAGGGTCTTGTTACCTCCCGTCGTTACGTTTGCGAGAGACGCGAACTGCCGACGCGAAGTCCCGGTGTGAACTGTATGAAGCGTAAGGTTGCTTTCTCCTGTGCAAGACACAGAAGTCAGCGAGATCGAGTTGTCGTTCCAGACGAGGCCGACGATAAGTGACCGTCCGGCGGTTACCCCATTCAGTGTTAGCGCCCAGGACGAAACCGTCCCGGAGTTTGCCCCTACGCTGGGGCCTACACCGAGTGTAATCGCCATTGGTTCTCCTGAACGTGCGTTACCGCCCGATCAGGCTGTCCTGTCGGGCGGGGGTCGCGCTGTGACGCCTTCAGCGTTACGCTGCCGGCATCGTCACCGAGAACGTCGAGATCGTCTGGGTCGCTCCGGAGGCGATCGACGTGCTGGTGAGGTTCAGGTCGGCGCCGGAGGTCGCGACGTTGCCGTCGAGGCGGACGTGAACCTCGGACGAGTCGGACGAGCCGGCGTCCGTGGCGGAGCCGTAGAACCGGAACCACCCGGCTGTACCGGTCGCCGCTGCGACTCCGGTCCAGGTCTGGGCCGCGTCCTTGATGAGCGCGCCTGCCGACGAGTCGCCGAAGCGCAGACCGTTCGCGGGGTTCACACCGGCGGTACCCGAACCGATGTTGACGAAGGTGCCGACCGTGCAGGTCGTCGCCGTCGCGCTGACCGCGTGGCTGTTCACGCTGGTGCCCAGGCCGGGCTTCGCTGTGAGGGTCACGACGCCGGAAGCGCCGGTCGAAGACGCCACGTAGAGCTGGTTCTTCGGGTTGTTGTTGATCGCCGCCGCAACCGCGGTCGCCGTCGTATTGTGATCGCCTGTGTGCGTGACCGCGCCGCCGAGAATGTCGATCGAGTTGACCGTGACAGTGTCGACCGAGCCGCTCGTGGTTCCGGAGATCGTCAGCGAGCCGGTCGCGCGCACCTCCGCGGTGTGGGCGCCGGACGAGAGCGTGTAGGTGCAGAGCAGCGTGCCGGTCGCGGCGTCGTTCGCGGACGAGGGCTGCGAACCGGTGTGGACCTTGACGACGCCGTTGGCGAGGGCCTGTTTCAGCGACCCGCCTTCGAGAAGGAAGTTGCGAAGCGCAGCGGAAAGACGGATTGCCATGGTGTGCTCCTGTTATCTGTGTTAGGCCGACTACCCCGCGATGTTACCAGGAACCTCGGTTCCGCGTAACGTCGTGAGGAACTGCTGAGTCCCCCGCCAGGGGCGCACGACGCCCGCGCCGGCCGGCTGAACCGGGAAAGCGAACCGGTCCTCTGTCAAGTTGATGAATCGCCCGCCATCGAAACCGGCACAGATCCCGCGGGAGCTTGCCCAGATCACGCATGTCCCTTCTCCCTTCGGGTCAAGCGCAGCCGCAGAGTCGCGGTAGGAGGTCCCAGGGATCGCGCCGTAGGTAGCCTTGGTGGCGAACTCCCAGATCGACGGATCGCGCCCTGCGTGGTACAGCGTCCGCTGACCCGCCGCCACGAACACGCCGTCGACTACGGGCGCGAAAAGAGTGATCTCCGCGCCGCCGTAGTAGATGCCCTCTCGAAGATCGAAGAGCTCATATCCGTACGGGCGACTCGGATACAGCGTGCCCCGGGAAGCGACGTACATCCGCCCCCCGAAATACCCGACGATGTCACCGGCAGGAGGGGGGGATAGATGCTGCGTGGTCAAGGTCCGAGCCCCCGTCGGCACATGCGTGACAGTCACGCTCGGCGTCCCCGTCGAGACACTGCGCTCGTAGTACAGCTCGCTGCCGTTCGGTTTCGACACGTAGAACGCAAGCTCCACGACGTCGTCATCCGGCCACGGTGGCAGAACGACCGCCAGACCCCCGGAGTAGACGAGGTCCGCCTCGCCGGCGCGCGGAGCCCCCGACTCTTGGCCGTCGCTTCGCAAGTAGGTCGCCGCGAACTGGTACCGCCCAGGAGGCATGTCGCCGGCGCCAGTGAAGGCGCTCAGCCGTGCCGGCACAGGGAGCCCCCACGAACGCGCAGAACCGCCCTCTACGACACCCGAAACGACGCCGTTCGACCAGTAAACACGACCCGTGCCGGGCGGCGAATCGAACGAGACCGGGCGATCGCCGAGACCGGATTGCAGTGTGACGGTGCTCAGGTCCGGGTTAAGCTGCGTCAGCGCCCCAGAAACAACTGCCAAGCAGATGTTGCCGTCCGACCACAGTGAATGCGCCGCCCCCACAACCGATGCTGCGGGATGCCCTCTACGAAGGCGCGCGTCACCCGCATCGTCGATGTCTACGTTGGTCGCTGCGTCCAGGTCGCCGAGCTCAAACCCTTCGGCGTCGACGGTGTTCCGGAGGCCCTTGAACCCGGCGTGGTTGAAAACGCCTTCGTCTTCGATCGCCATGTCATGCCTCCCGCCGCCCCCAGCCTCCCGCGCGAACGATAGCTGGTCCGCGGGCAAACCGAGCTGCGTCGACCTTCGCCTTGCCGACGGCCTTATCGAACAACTCGAAGAAATCGCGAGCCTGCTGGCGCACTGTGACGCGGCTGCCTGCGTCCACGTTGGCGACGATCAACGCCCGACCCGCGGCGTAGTCCAGGAGCTTGAGGTGATGGCGGGCGTCGATCTCCGGCTCGGGGTCGGGCACGGCCTCCGTCGGGATCAGAGGCGAGATCGGCAGACGAACCACCCGCAGCTTCAGCGTGCCGATGGCTGTCACGTCCGCGGCGCGCGGGGCCGGGAACACCCGCAGGTTGCGCGCGAGACGGTCCGTCGTCCAGAGCTGCGGGCGCCCGGGGTTGCTGGTGTACGGGAACGCTTCGCCCCACGGGATGTCCGGATCGACGCGAGCCTGCACTCGACTCGTGTCGTACGACGTCCAGTGAAGGTCAACCTCCGAGTCCGCGGGGCGCACCGAGAGGACCTGGAGGATCGACGAATGAAGAGCGTAGTCGGCCTGCAACGCCACCAAGGTCACGTCACAGACCGCCGAGGTCGAGATGTCTTCGAGCGACCACGTGTCGCGGGCGAAAACCTCCTGCGCCTCGGAGATGTACCGGTCAAGCGTGCCCGGAGCCCACTGCGAGTCAGGCGACCCCTCCAACATCTGAGTGAAGTCGTCGAGGTAGTCCCGGCGAAGGATCGTCCTGAGCTCAGAGAGCTTCATCGCGTGTTACGCCGCCCGACGCTGCTCGTGCCATTCGCGCCACAGGCGCATCGTCCGGTGCCCCTCTTCGTCGAGGATACGGAACGGGTAGCGCTGAGTCGGGCGCGCGATGAGCTCGCCCTTCTGCGGGCCGCTCTGAGGCTGGTAGTAGCGCATCACAGTCGCGTGTTCGAGCACCTCGATCGCCTCGGGGGGCAGCGCGATCTCCGCCCCACGGACGAACTGATACGCCCGGCCGTTCACGCTGACCGTGCAGTTCTGCTGATCCGCCGGATCGGACGATTCATCGATCACCACGCGGACCTTGGGGAACGCGCTCGCGCGCGTGACGTTGCACTCGGTCGGGTCGACGCCGGGCGGGAACTTCGAAGGGGCGGGGGCGGGGGCGGGTTCGTCTTCGAGGGAAGCTTGCGTGCCGAACGGAAGATTGCTCACAGGGGTCTCCTTTATTTGCTGGCCTTCACTGCCTCTTTGAACCCGCTGTCGTACTCTTCGTCAGCGGACATCCGGCGCCCCAGCTCGGGCAGCTTGTCTTTCAGGAACGCCAGAACCTTCTTCTCGGAGTCGAACCCGTAGGACTTCCACGGGCTCTTGTAGGGGATGTCGTACCCCGTCTTCCCCTTCGTCGCCGGGGGCTTGTGATAGCACTCCACCTCCCAGCCGTTCTCGAGCTTCGAGATGCGAACCACGTCTTCACTCATAGGAGCCTCAGTCGGAAAAAGACCCCGGCCCCGATAGAGGCCGAGGGAAGTCCTGCGAGCGCGGTGCTACCGGAACGCCTGCCACGCGTACTGCTTGCTGGCCTCGAGTGCCCCGACGGGGAAGTACATGCCGGTGACCTTCTCGTTCGCGGCGTTCAGGCGGCTCGGGTCGGTGTCCTCCGCGGCGGCGGCCGACGGAGTGCCGACCGAAGTCGTGGTCACGTCGTAGAGCTGCCACGTGTCGACCGTGCCGAGGTTGTAGTTCTCGACTGCGTAGATCATGTCGTCGGCGGTGTCGAGCGTGCGCGTGCCGGCCGCAACCGACTTGAGGGTCGTGCCGTTGGCGGTGCCGTCGGCGAACCATTCCCACTCGTCGCGATCGGTGAGGTTGATGAGGCGGACGTAGCGGGGCTTCCAACCGAGATGGATCGCGGTCTTCTTGATCGTGCCCGTGTCCTGGAAGGTGCCGGTCGCGAATTGGGCGACGCTGTCACCCATGCGCTTTGTGCCTGTGATCGCCATGTAGGTCTCCTTGTGTGGTCAGAGTAGCCGGGGGAGGCCCCCGGCTAGGTGGTTAGGCAGTCGCGGCGACTTCGGCGCGGACCAGGAAGTTGTCGTTCAGGATCACCGCCGTCTGCATGGTCTTCCAGCCGGCGGTGCCGCGCTGGCCGAGCGGGTCGCCGTGGGCGGGCTTCGGGTTCACGACCATGATGCTCAGACTGTCCTTGCCCTTGAGCGGGACGATGCCGAACGCGTCCTGCGCGAGAAACACGACGGGGTAGACGTCCGCGTTGGTGCCGGTCGTCGAGATCATCGTGCCCGCCGCGCCGCCCGCGTCCGCGAACGGAGTGAACAGCGTGGTCAGGATGTAGCGCACGTTGTCCACGGCGCCGAGCTCCCCCGGGTAAGCCGAGCCGGGGTTGCCGTACTGCTTCACCGGGGTGAAGCCGGGCAGATTCCGGATGTCGTTCTCCAGGTCCACGTGGCCGAGCGCGATGAACGCCGCCTCGACGGGCTCGGTGCGGTAGTCCGGGGTCGACTTGGTGACCTTGGTGATGTGCTTCGCGTTCTGGCGAAGCAGCGTGCGGGTCACGCGGCGCTGAAGCCCGAGGCTGATCGGCGTGTTGACCGCGGCGCGCGAGGCGCCGTTGGCGTACTCGACGGTCGACCCGCCGATGAGAATCCCCCAACGGATCGTCTCGACAGTCTGCGCGGCCTGTTCACCGAGCACCTCGGACACCTGTGCGAGATACGGATCCTCGTGGGTGTCCTCGATCACGTCGCTATGCTCCACGAAGTCGCCGTACTGCTCGAGCGTCGCGGTCACATCGGTCACCGTGACCTTCTTGCCGGTCGGGGTCACGCCTTCGACGAGCGGAGTCGTCGCGAGCGCCAATGCGTTGTAGCGCCGGAACTTCGCGACCTTGGTCGCCTTGGTCGGCATCACGTACGCTTGGCCGAACTTCTCCAGCGTGAGCAGTGGAAGGCCGCGAACGAGCATCTTGGTGACGGCATGGGCCGCTGTGCGCGGGGAGATGTCGCCGTAGGTCTGGGTTGCCATGTGAGAGCTCCTTCTTGCTCGTTGGGGTTACTTCGTGATCGACTGCGACTGCGTCGCTTCGACCGCTGTGCGCGGGATGACCATCGCACGCAGCGTGCCGGACGCGATGTTCGGGGCCGCTCCGCCTTCGTTCTGGAAGCGAACCTTCACGGTGTTCGCCGCCGAGACGTAGGACGTGACGGTGTAGTCCTGCAGGTCGAGGCTGAACGACGCGATGCAGAAGTCGCCGAGCTTCGCGCCACCGACCGTCACTGTTGCGGTCTCGCCCGTTCCGTCGGCGCTGGCCGCGGGGTCGAACGTCGCCGCCCCCTGGAGCACAGTGCCGCCGAAGACTTCGTAGAGGTTCGCGCGCGGGATCACCAGGACGCGAGTCGTGGTGGACGCGAGATCCAGCGTGCCGCCGGACTCGTTCTGGAACCGCACTTCGACGGTGTCGGCTGCCTGGACGTAGGCCGTCGCGCTGATGCCGGCGAGGTCCACGCCGTGCGAGAAGAGCACGAAGTCGCCGAGCGCGGCGCCCGTCACCGTGATGCCGCTCGATGTGGCGCCCGCGGCGTCGACCAAAGAGGCCACGTCGACCGTCGCGGAGCCGAACAACACGTTCGGGCCGAAGACAGCTTTCACGCTGCGCCGCGGGATCACGGCGACACGCAGCGTGCGCGCCGCCCCCAGATCGACCGCGGACCCCGACTCGTTCTGGAACCGGACCGAGACCGTGTCGGCCGCCGACACGTAGCCGGTCAGCGTCACGCCGACGAGGTCGACCTCATGCGACACGAGAACGAAATCACCCAGCTCCGCGCCGGGGACCGTGACGGTCGTCGTCAGGCCCGCTGCGTCGGCCGTCGACGCGAAATCGTGGCTCTTCGTGGCGTAGAGCACGCCGGCACGATTCGCCCAGATGTCGTCCACGAAGCGCCGGTAGACGTCCTTGTGGTCTTCGTGAAACAGTCCCTGCGAAACCTTGCTCGTCATTGAGCGCCTCCGTCTCAGCTACCAGCTTTCCACTGCGCGAGAGCCTCCTCGAACCCCGCGTCGAAGTCGTCCTTGTCGGGCCCGCCAGTGGCGGTCGGCTTCGGAGCGACCCGGCGCGTCTCGACGTGCTCGAGCGCTTGGGCATCTCTTTCGATCGTCGGGTCCGCGGAAGCGGACGGCTTCGACCTCGCTGGGGGTTGCTGCGACTCCTGCGGCGCGGCGTGTCCAGTTTCCTTCTTGAAGCGCGTGAACAGATCGATCACGTCCTGAGTTGCGCCTTCGTCGAATACCTGCTGGAAAGCGCTCTTCAGGTAACCGGGCTGCTTCGCGATCCACTTCTCGACTTCGGGCGCTACTGCGTCGAAGTCCTTGTGGGCCTCGAGCAAAGCCGCTCGGTGCTCCTGATACGCGGAATATACATGCCGTTCGACCAAGGGGGCAATACCCTGGCGCAACTCCCCGACGGACAGCGAAAGTCGCTCCGCGATCTCCGTCTCGACTTCAGCGCGGACTTTCTTGTCGCGGATCGCCATCATCGCGGCGATGTCGGGCCATTCGGCCTCGAGCTCCTTCAGCCTCGCTTCTTCCTCGGGAGTCAGCGCCGGCTTCGGCTCGGGCTTCGGCTCGGGCTTCGGCTCGGGCTTCGGCTCGGGCTTCGGCTCGGGGGCCGGCTCGGGGGCCGGCTCGGGCTTCGGCTCGTCCTTGGCTTCCGGCTCGTCCTTGGCTTCCGGCTCGTCCTTGGCTTCCGGCTCGTCCTTGGCTTCCGGCTCGTCCTTGGCTTCCGGCTCGTCCTTGGCTTCCGGCTCGCCCCCGCCATTCATGGACGCGACGATCTTCTCGAACTCGTCGTCGAAGTCCTCGATGGTCTCGT